ATGAGACATTTACCGTCGTTTCGGTGGTCAGCACCCCGCGATATTGAACCCACTGCACCATGAAGCCGCCCGGCCACATGAAATAGCCGTTCGGCGTGAGGCTCTTGGGCAAGCCGGCGAGCCCGGCCGGGGTGATGGCCACGTCGTTGCGCGAGCCGGTGGCGATGTCTGACGAGCTTGCGATACCGACATTCAGCGTCCGATTTGCCGACAGGTCGCCACCGCCCGACAGCAGGCCGGTCGTTGCGATGGTGCGATTAGCCGGGGTTGATGCTGCAATGAGCGCCAGGATCGACGCCAGCGCCGCCGGAGTCACCGCCTTGGTATTGTCGGTTCCAGCAAGCGCTTCCGCGGCACTGGCGATCGCTACGGTGAGCACGCGATTGGCCGACAGGTCACCGCCGCCGGTAACGAGGCCGCCGCCGGTTACCGTTCGCGACGTCGGCACGCCGCCGATGTCGGCCGGAACCAATACAACCGTACCGGTCTTTCCGTTGACACTGGACACCGGCGATGGCGTCGAGATCTGTAGCCAGTTTCCGAGTGTGGACGCCGGCAGCGACTGCAACACGTAGACCAGGCCGTTGTCGGCGCGCACCGCGAAGTCGCCCACCGTTGCGCTCGACAAGGCGAGCATCGCCGCCTGGTTAGCCACGGGCCACACATCGATCAGGTCGATCGGCGGCCTTTGCGAGATAAGCAATTTGCCGTCCGCGCCGAGCGTCGCTACGCCGTTGGCAATGCCGAGTTGGCTGGCGGCGACGTAATTGGCCAGGACCGCCGACATGGCGGCCGGCGTGATGATCTTGTCCGTAACCGCGCCGAGCAGCGCCTCGGCGATCGTCGCCAGATAAGCCACGCCCTGCGTCGCCGTCGTGGCAGGCGGATTCAGGAAGTTAGTATTGCCGAACGTGATGGCCGTGACGTCCGACGCAGCAAAGGTCAGGTCCGCAGCCATGAAGAAGGTGGAGACGTCGACCTTGTCGCAAATCGGGTTGGGCTGCGAATAGATCGCGAACAGCGTGCCATCGTTGAGATAGAGCGCGACCGACCGCACCGTGTATGCGTCAGTCGATGCATCGCGAACCGTCAGGTGCACGGTATATTGATCGACCGCGGCACCTGACACAGTCGACAGACGCTTGATTTCTCCGGGCAGCGTGGTGACGGTCGGAGCCGCGACGATCGCCGAAGCCGAGATGCCCGCCTGGGAGATCACGACCGCATGAGTGCCCGCAGCCGCAACGATCGCCGCGCGGCCCGCATCGGTCAGAACAAACGGAAGTGCGGTCATGCGGTCCCATCCAGAAAGCCGCCCGAGTCATCGGTCAGCGGTTCGCCATTTTGGTCCTGCAGGAGGTTTGCCCACGGGACGCTGCCATCCGCGGTCGTCCCGGCTTTGGGGAGGCGCGCGTAAATCATGGTATCCGCAGCGGCGACCGGTACGGTGGTGGCTATGGTGGCCAAGGTCTGCACCAGGTCGAAATGCGCCCGAACCGGCTTGGCCATGTTGACGGCGGCGACAATTTCTCGGGCGAACTCCGCACTCACCCTCTGTCCGCCGGCCGTGCCCGCGCCGTCGATCAGGGGTAGGATGACCTCGAAAGTGTAGGGGTCGGCAGTCGGGTTCTGCTCAAACCATTCGACGATCGTCAGGAGGGAGTCGAAGGTCCAGAGCAGCGATTGCACCGATGCGCGCGAACCCTTCCGGCGCTGGTCATCGATCGTGTGGGCCAGATATGAGCGCTTTTGCGCATCGCTCCACGACGCGCTCCACACGTCGGCGGAGAGCGCCCAGGCGAGCCAGGGGAGCAGTGCGCTCGGACACGTCGCAGGATTCCACACCGACGCGATGTCGAGCGGAATGTCGTTGATGACGCTGGCCGCGCCCGCGAGGCTTTTCTCGAGGTCGGTGGCGTTGGAAGGAAGAAGTTCACTCGCCAACGCCGGCGATCCTTACCGTCTGCCCGACGCACTTGCTTGCTTGAGTGCGGCTGATCGTGATGTCGGCCGTGGGGGAGATGAGATTGACGCGCTGTACGCCCTCGACGGTGAGGGCTGCATAGAGCGAAGACAGGACGACGTCGCGGCCGATGCGCGCGGAGGCGTTGACGTAATCGCTGACGCGCTGCTGCGCGGCCGCGAGGATCACGGTGTCATCGGGGCCGGAGAAGATGGTGAGCTCGGCCTCGAGTTCATAGGTGATGATCTCGGCGGACTGCACTGTAACCTGGTCGGTCAGTGGCCGCACGTTGTCATTGTTGATGACGTCCTCGACTGCGGCGATTTGGGCGGGCGACGCACTCCCGTCTCCGCCGGCGGAAAGAAGGCTTACGATGACGGTTCCCGGCGTGGGGCTAGTAGCGCTGGCATCGATAATCGTGGCATCGACTGACCGCGCCCAATGGATGTAAGCGCCCTCTGGTCCGGCCACGCTATAGCTTTCCGGTGCCAGGACCACGCGCTGCCGCAAGGCGTCGTCCGTTTCGCCGGTAAGGCGCGTGACGCCGAATACCGCGGCTAGGTGGTCAAGATCCGTGCCGGTTGCGAACGCCACCATCGTCGCCTTGGCGGCCTCATTGACGCGCTGGCGCTCGATGACGACGCGATATGCAACCGTCTGCAGCACGATCATTGCCGGGTCGGTTTCGACTAGCGTCGGTGTGCCGTGTCCGGCCGCGACCATGCGCGCCGTGTAATCGGCCACCAGGTCGGCAAGCACCGTCTCGTAGGGGATGGTGTCGATCAGGCCGGGCGCCTCGAGGCGCGACAGGTCGACGGCGGTAAATGTATCGGTCACAGCGACACCCCGGCTGTTTTCGGGACCGAGACGGAAAAGTCTCCCAGGTCGCCGCGTGGAAAATAGATGCCCTCGATCAGGAGGGAGATGGTGCCGTTTGCCGGATCGCTCGGAATCGACATGCGCACCGGGCGAAAGCGCGGCTCGTACTTGGTGATCGCTTCGGCGACGTCCGCGTAAAGATCGATGAGCGTGCCGGGGGCGATCGGTGCGTCAACGCGGCGCTGGATGCCGGCCCCTACCTGGCGGCGCATGACGCGCGACTTCTTCGGCGTCGTCAGGAGGACGCCGATGCTTTGCTCGACGTGCGGCCACCCGTCGAGGACGGTGCCAGAATAGCGATCCATGCCGGGCATGGGTCGAACGTGTCGGTTTGGGTGGCTTTTCGCGAGGCGGGTTGGGTGGCGGCGGGGCGCTCTACCGTTGAGCTACGGCACCGACGGTGCCGGCCGGAGTCGAACCGGCATCTCCCACATGGCCTGCTCTGCCAGACTGAGCTACCGCCCCGTGCGTGGGGAGGGCAGGATTTGAACCTGCGACCTTGGCCTCTCGTGCCTTGCTCGCGGGAGCAAGGAATTGGGTTGGGTGGCGGCGTGCTACCAGTTATGACACCAAGCCGAGGCCAAGGGATTTGAACCCATATCCTCCGCCACCCATGCCGGTTCGACCTCCGCGACGTCTTCCGGCGGCGCCCTTACCCAATTCGCGGGCCTTGTGGGGGCGCTGCAATTCCCTTGCCCGCTAGAGCAAGGGTTTGTTGCCCGACGACCCAAGGGGGCAGGGTCGCCGGGCTCGCCGCATTGCTGCGGCGAAACTGAAACTGGCACAGGTAGCAGGAGTCGAACCTGCGGACGTAGGATTTGGAGTCCTGGTCAGCGCCTCCGCCTCACCCATATCTCGCTCGGATGTTCTGTTGCCAGGAGCCGAGCCTCCCCGCTTCGTGGCTTACGCCGCCAGCTTGATCGAGCCCATGGGCTCGTTGTCGTTGACGTTTCCGTCTTTGGCCTGTTGAGGTCGGCCATGCCTGATCGCGTTCTTCACTCGGCCTGGCAGGTCGATCCTGGTTCGCCCCCGTCATGGCCAGAGCATCGCGACCGGCACCTGTCTTAGCCGGTTCATAGGCCTTAAACGGGTGTCCCCGCCTGCTCTGGCCGTGGTGGAGGCGCCGGGTACTGCCCCCGGGTGTCCGCCAATCCTCGATCGTCCGAATTACGATCATCTTTGCCAACGCGGTAACGAAGCATCCGCGTCGAAACTCGCGTTGGGGGTTCCACCCAACTCCGCCGGATAAGTCCGTGCTCACTCCAACGACTAACCCCCGTCAGAAGGGCGTGGGCTCTGCTTCCCCCTGGTGGCTCACCACTACGCAGGTGACGCGATCATCGCCGTGAGCGATAATTCTATCGGCGCGAATTCATGTCCGTCTCCCCGGTTGGAAGGTTCGTTGCGATGCGAATCGTCTAACGGACGAGCCTGCCCATGTCAACGGATATTTCCGCTACTGCGGTGGCCCCGAAACTCCGCCGCCAGCGGTGACGCCGGTGTGCATATGGGTCTTGTCGATCGATTTGCCATCGTGCTTGACTGTGCCGCCGGTGAAAACCGCGCCGCTACTGGTGATCTCGAGCTTGGTGCCGCCCACCGCGAGCGCGATCTTTCCATCCGTCACAGTGATGGTCGTATCCGACACCTTGAGCGTGATCGTACCGTCCTCGATTACGGCGGTCGTGTCGCTGACCTTGAGCGTTGCCTTGCCCTTAGCGTCGACCATGAACTCGCCGGAGTCGCGGTCGTATTCGATCTTGCCGTCGTCGCCGAATTGCTTGCGCCACAGACCCGCCTTGTCGCCGGGAGCCGGATTGTCGTCACTGTATAGCCCGGCGGGCATGACGATGCCGTTTTGGAGCTCGCCGCCCTCAGCCAGGACAAGCACCCGCTCGCCCGTCTCGAGCGGGTGCCAATCGCGATCGCCGCCGGCACGCGCCCCGGCCATCGGAAGCCAGCCAGTTACAAGGTGGCCGTCCTCGTCGTCCTCGTCGCCAATCGTGACCCGCACTCGCGCGCCCGCATAGTCGACCTCTGACACCGTGCCGAACTTGATGCTATCTGCGCCGCGGCGTTCGCCGTCTGAAATCTCGGGATTGCCGACGCCGCTGCGACCGCGGCCGGTGAGGATCATGGCTGCGCGCCAGGCGGGCACTCGTCGCATTCGGCACAGTCAGCGACGACTTCGGCCGCATCGCCGCGCGCAGCCGCGCTGACCTGATGCGGAAAGAATGGATCTTCGTCGGCCACGCGCCACGGGCGCCAATAGCACGCCTCATAGGTCAGGAGCGCGCCGCCGATCGGCTGCTCAAACTCCTGCGTCGTGTCGATTGTCGTCTCGACGTGCCGAATTTCGGTGGCTGGCTGTCCCGGGACGATAAACGTGTCCATGAATTCTTCGACTTG